TTGACATCAATCCATTGATCACTGACTGCAGATGTGAGATTGCCAGGACGAGTGTTACCGGTAGTGGCTGCATTGTTGCCTGTGGGTCGACCAGCATCAGTTGGTTGTTTGTTCTTTTCAAACTCTACCAACAGGCGGCCTTCAAGTTCTTGTTCAAAACGTCCTTTGCTGAATATGTTTTTACATTTGATGGCTGTGTAGGTAAAGTTGTTTTGTGGTTGAGTGCTGTAACTGCCATCGGGTTTGTAGTTGCTACGATTAAGATCCACGAGTCCTGTGTTAAAGTCATAATCGGCCGGCGCATTCCACGAAATATCAAACACCACTTCTTGGCTGTCATAGTTGATGGTTCCATCATCGTTGAACGGGCTGAAATTAAAATTAGAGGCGCTGATTCCTGCTGACACTTCGCCTTGTTGCATCCAGGCAGGATCGCCCACAATTCGCAATCGAGCTTTGGCCTGGTCACTGGGACTGTACAAATAACTGGACGCATTGTCGCCGGCTTCGTTGGTGTAACCATCTGCGCCTTTGGCAGCATTTTCACTGGCAGGCAAATAAGTTCTACGTTGTTGATCTCTGAAATCAGTGCGAGCTCGTTGTGCTGGAACATCCAAACCGCTGATGACAAGTCTGTAAAGATTATTGTACTCTTGTTCAAAGTTTATAATCTGTGTGTTGGCTCCAGTAAACCAATAGTTATAGCTTTTATGACTACCGCGATATCGTGTGGTTGGAAACCAATCGCTGGGCAAGCTGTTGATGGCATATGGACTGATTATGTATGTCATCCTATAGGCATGATCTCTACGCTTGGCATCATAATCCAACTGTTCGGCTTTTACACTGATCTTGTACCAGGCCACTGTTCCTCCGGGCGGATTGGGATTGGGTTTGGTTTCTTGAGTCACTGGATCAACGATGTACAACTGTTGATCAGTGATGTAGGAACTTGACCGCATGATCTGGTCAATAAATTGTATAATCTGCATACCAGCAGATACCGGTATTGTGCTGGCCTTGCTGTTGACACTATTGGTGGCTGGACTCAACCCTGCGGGTGTCTGCTTTTGCATGGGTGTTTTGCTTTTGTCTGTGGTGCCTTGCCGTTTCAGTGTGGCATCTCCCAAGGTCTGTGGAGCAAACTCAAACACATATTCGTCTGCTACTTCGTATTTTCTTTTGGGATCTTTAGGGTCTGCTAATCTGCGCTGAAATGTGTTCAAGGCTTCGGCCAAGCCTGTGAACACGTCGTTGCTTTTGCTGGGAGCTGCTGATGCCTTGGCGGGTGCTGATTGACTGCCAGTGTTGTTGCCGGCGGCAGCACTGACCGCGCCAATGGTACCAGACTGTCGTGAATCGCCGGCCGCGGCATTGGTCAGGAAAGTGTCAAGTTCAGCGTCACTGATTCGGTTGGCCATGTCAGGCTCCCAGCACTGAAGAAATTGAACCAGCGTCGGTCTCGCCAGTAAAACTACCATTGTCGTTTACGACCGCGCCCACATTGGATGGTGCGCTGGTGTTAGGAGTAGGCGTGTCTCTACGCTCGCCGGGACTGCCAGGGTAAACTGTGCCCACTGGTTTGCCAACCAAGGCCTGTTTCACAGTTTCGCCAACCAACTCAAATGCAAATGGTATGGTACCACGATCTTGACTCTTGTTGTAAAAATGTGGTATGGGTTTGGCTGATATTTCGTATTCAACCACACGGTCCTTGGGTATTCTGAACTTGATGTTGGTAATCACAAATGGGTAAAACTTTTCAACTATGGCTCTAGGATCAGTGAGATTGGTCTTTCCGTTGGTGCCTCTGCGGCCTGTGGTCACTAGTTCACCATTTTCATTGTAACCATAAAACCTAATGGCCAGGCAATACTGTGCCATGGGATAGTTGGCATTGGGACCAACATTGGCTTGCTTGTACAAGTTGCTGACAGCTTTGTAGAGATTGTCAATCAAGGTCAATCCGTTGGGTTCAGTCACACGAAACTTGATGTCTGTGGCTGTGTTTGCTGCACCGCTGCCTTTGAGAGGTACCAGGCTGTCAATCTCTAACTCATCCATGTAATAGTCTAGTTGGAAGTAGCGATTTCTTCCTGCAGAGGCCGTGCTGCCATTGCTTCCGGCCACAGCCGTGGGTATTCCTCCGCTCTGCATCAAAAGTTGCCAACTGGCGCAGTTCTTTTTTTGTGATCGTACCATTTCATTGTATTGATCTGGAGTTAGCAAGTACCAAGATACAGCATAGGTATAGCTGGCATATTCATCCAGCACATTGGGTTCAGGACGTATGCGTTGATTAAAATTGGCATTGATTATCTGCGCAGTGCTTTGATTGTTAGGCAGAGTATTGTCATCTCTGTTGGCAGCTGCTCCAGGCTGTGTAACCACATAAGGCTCTTCAAGCGCGGCCAAATCTTCTGGCAGAATATTTAACCCAGTGCCGGTCTGCACAAACGGCAAGGCACTTCCATCTCCTGCAGGTGGCGTGGCCTGTGTTTGTGTCTGTGGGCGAATACGACCATCGGTGCCGGTTTGTACTAGACGGGCCTGCAGTTCTTCGTCGCTGATGCCTTGAACAGTGACCTTGCCTTCTGGCGTTGATACTGCGGCATTTTCTGCCCGTGCTTGTTGTTGTTCGGCGACCACTTGTCCTGCACTGTCTGTTGGCAAAATATCCTTGTCTATTTCGGCCATGTTAGAATCCCAGCACTGTGCGTAAGGTCGTTATCTTGGGCAGGTATATCAGGGTACCGGCTTTGAAGTCCAAGGGCGGTTTGGTTAGGGTATTGGGATTGCGCTGATAAAACACCCACCATAAGCCGGAATTGTCGTACAAGTCAAAGGCCAGGAGATCAGGACGATACTGATAGGTCTGGTTGATGTTGAACAACTGATCATCAGTTTCCTTGGGGATGACCCTGTTGTTCATGGTATCCAAGAAGAACTGACTGTAGCCAGTAAGGTAATAGGGACTGACTGAATCGTATGTGGCCATTACCAGAATCCTCCTTTGATCAAGTTACCGTTGGCAAACTCCTTGACGCTGAATTGTTTGCTGACCTGATTACGACTCTGTATGGGCAACAAGGTCAATACTATGTCCATCTTGGTGGGCACATAGGTGGGTCTGTTGAGAGCTATGCTCTGCGGACTCGGCGGGTTAGGTACAGCTCCTTTGGTCAACAGAGCAGCGGCCAATCTATTGAGTCCACCAAACAGGCTGCCAGTGGTCACACTCTGTCTTGGACGCTGAGTGACTAGATTCGTGCCCAGTTGGTTAGGACTGCCGGCACGAATATAATCTACTTCGGCCGGCAAGGTATAGTTGAACTGGCTGACCAGACAAGGATGTTCGTTGAACTGATATTCGCCCAGTCCAGACAAATATGTCAAAGGAGGCGGAGCTCCACGTTCGGCGTCCTGGCCGTAAAACATCTTGGTCACGCTTTTGAAAAATGTTATCACCGCCAACAAATAGTTGGCTTCTGCTGTGTTTTGTGCCGTGAATGTGGCGTTGAGCGTGATGGCATCTACGTGGCTGCCTTGATAAAAATAACCTTTGTAGTTGCTGTGTGTGAGCACATACTCGCTGTATGTTGCCTTGTAGGCTGTGGCGATTGATGGAGTATATGGAAATATCACTCCATCAGTGACTTGCAAGGGTGCCAGGATGCCAGGTTGTGGTGCATTGTACAAATAAGTGGCCTGCGGCGCCAGGCGCAACCTCACCCGCCAGTCGTTGTTGTTGATCTGGCGGCGCTGGGCAGCTATGGGAGCCTGTTGTCGAGCCAGTTGTCGAGCACCAAATTCTCTCTCGGCCTGTGCTTGTTCCGCAGTGACTTCTTGCGGATTCAATACTCGATCGCCGTCGGCTCCAAACTCTACTAGATATCCATCGGGGACTCCGGGTTCGATGTCCTCGGGCAACACATTTAACCCTGTGCTAGTGGTCACAAATCCGGCTTCATCGACCACACCAAGATTTTCGCCGGTGTTGGCAAACACTAGATCATTATCGCCGCGATCTGGAGGTTCTGGGTCTGCACCCGGTGGTACTCCTACCAGGCCGGAATAAGGCTGTGATGTTTCGGGCAAGGGTTGATTAGGACTGGTGTTGGTGGTGTTGGGCACCAGTAGTTCTTGGGGTGTCTGGCCTTGTAGTGTTGCTAAAGTTTCTTCGTTGAAGGCATTTGCCCGTTTCTGATTATCGACATTTTGTTGTAGTTCGGCCAACTCAGTCGGAGATGCTCTGGCAGTACGAGCCCGTTCCAGGGCCTGTTCGCGATCCTGCAATGATCCTCTACCGTTTTCTACTGTTATTTTTTGGTTGTCAATTTCTGCTTGGTTGGGCGTGATGTTTACTATGTTTCCGCCGGCAGGAACTGTGCCGGCTTGGTTACGCCGGCGGAGTTCTTCAAATAAAGCGTCAGGACTTTGCCCAACAGGATTGGCCTTGTTGTAGGCGTCAATCTCGGCCTGAGTAACAAATCTTGTTTCACCGTTTTCTACAATGTATGGCATGTGCTTTTCCTGTGGTGTATTTACCGGAAAAATAATCGGCTCACATAATGATCTGGTTGACAACCACCAAAAATGTGCTACAATAAATACATTATTAGGAGACCAGGAGTGACCCAAACACCCACAAGAACACCAGCCAAAGTCAACTATCTCAACAACAGAGATATCTTAAAAGAAATACATCTCAGCAAAAATACCTACTGCACGTATCGTGATCCTGTGCTAGATCATCAGTATGATATTATCCTGCCCACAATAGAAAAGATCAATCAGCGAACCGTAGCCGAAGCACGACGCAATCGTGCCGACAGACTCAAGCGCGAAGGCACCATAGTAGATCCCAAAAAGATACCCAACACTGATCTAGTGTTCCGTATCACCTGCTGGGAACACATACCCATGGCACCAAAAAAAGTGCCCAAGACACAGGCCAAGAAAAAGAAAATTGAAGATATTTTTGAGCTGGATCTCTTGGAAGAAGACGATCCGCTTGCAGAGTTGTTGGAAGTTCCTGTACTGGATGAAAAACATGTGCGTCTTAACTTTCCACCTTTTTATCACTATCGCCTGGACGAAGACAAAAAGCCCTTCTTGGTAGGCAAAAGCCACTGGAAAGGCGATCTCGAGCATGGTGAGTTCAGCAAGGATCACGGAAACATGACCCGCAAGTTGGCTCATATGTTTATCAAGTTATGCGAACGCTATGCCACACGCTCAAACTGGCGTGGCTATACCTACAACGAAGAAATGCGTGGGCAGGCCTTGTTACAGCTCAGCCAGATCGGCTTGCAGTTTGATGAATCAAAAAGTCAAAATCCGTTTGCCTACTACACTGCGGCCATCACCAACAGCTTTACTAGAATCCTCAACTTGGAAAAGAAAAATCAGAACATCAGAGACGATGTGTTGGAGATGAACGGATTGAATCCGTCGTGGACTCGTCAGAATGCAGGCAAGAAGAATCCCAATGCCAGTTCAGTGGTAACCATAACTTCTGGTGAAGACTACGAAGCATCTTAACCGGACTGGTTGTAATCATGCCGCAAGCATAGTATAATCACTAGATGAGTCTATTTAAAAAAGTTGCAGTCTGTACCGATATACATTTTGGCCTGAAGTCAAACAGCCTACAACACAATCAAGACTGTAGTGATTTTGTTGATTGGTTTATTGCCACAGCCAAACAGAATGGTTGCGAAACCGGCATGTTCTTGGGTGACTGGAGCCACCAGCGTGCAGCCATCAACATGCAGACCTTGCAGTACAGTCTGCGTAGCCTGGAAAAACTATCCAAGGCCTTTGATCGCTTTTACTTTATTCCCGGCAATCACGACCTGTACTATCGCGACAAAAGAGATATTTACAGTACCGAATGGGCCAAACACATACCCAATATTCAGATTGTGAATGATTGGTTCCAGGACGGTGATGTAGTTATTGCGCCCTGGCTTGTGGGCGATGATCACAAGAAGATTCCAAAGTTAAAAGGTCAGTACATGTTTGGACACTTTGAACTGCCGCACTTTAAAATGAACGCCATGGTAGAAATGCCCGATCACGGGGACATACAAGTGGATCACTTTGGTCACTTTGACAAGGTATTTTCCGGACATTTTCACCTGCGACAGCAAAAGAAAAACATACACTACATTGGCAACTGCTTTCCGCACAACTATGCCGATGCCGGCGATGAAGCTCGTGGCATGATGACCTTGGAATGGGGCCGAGAGCCTGTGTTCCATGCCTGGCCTGGGCAACCCTTGTACAAGGTCCTCAAACTCAGCCAGGTCATCGATTCGGCTCCTGATCTGTTGGCACGCAACATGCATGTGCGTGTGGAGCTAGACATTGATATCAGCTACGAAGAAGCCGGACTGATCAAAGATACTTTTATCAAGGACTATGATCTCAGAGAGATGGCCTTGATTCCAGTAAAGAAAACCGACATAAACACAGACATGGCTCCCGGCGAGGTCAAGTTTGAAAGTGTGGATCAAATTGTCACAGATCAGCTGACCAACATCGAAAGTGAATTTTACGATCCTAAATTATTATTAAAGATCTATCAAAATCTATGACCCGAGTCTTGTGCCTGGGCAACAACAGTGAAGACACAGATTGCCAAACACGCATTTTGGCCCAGCAAAATCAAGCGGTCTGTCACGGTTTGTTGAGTGAGCTGGATCGGCCGTTTTCAGAACTGGACTACAGCCAACCTGGTTACTATCATTCTACAGTGGTTGATCTACAGTTGGGCAATCTCAAAAAAGTCATGCAAGAAGTTGACCAAGTGATCATGCTGGATCAACCCGTGGATCAATGGAATCATTCGCACGAGTTTGTGAACACCGTGAGATTGATGAAGTCAACTTCCACGCCAGTGCAGTTTATGAATCCAGAAGAAATCAAGCCCGCAGAATTTTTTCTGGATTTGGTCTCATCAAACAAGAGTTTTTGTATTTTTCCATTCATTGAGTTTTACACTGCTTATCATCACACACATCTGTGTTGTTACAGCGATCGTCCTGTGAAGAAACTGGAAGACCTACAAGATTTTGCACAGGATGAACACTATCAACAAATCAGACAATCCATGTTGCAAGGCAAGCAGTTACCAGATTATTGCAAGAGTTGTTATGACATAGAAGCGCAAGGCATCATCAGCCCCAGGATCGCAGAAAACCTAGAGTGGGTGTACAGACTGGGCATAAAAAATTTAGATGATCTCCGCAAAATAAAAAAACCTGCATTCTACGACATACGTCCCAGCAACAAGTGTAACTTGACCTGCAGGACCTGCCAACCCGAAGACAGTCATCTCATTGATCGCGAATATCAAGAGTTAAAGATCCTTAGAAAACGACCAGATCACTTGGCCTCTATAGATTTTTCCAGACACGAATCGGGCACTTTTGATTTGGTAGATTTTGACAACATCCGACGCTTGTTGGTAGCCGGTGGTGAACCCACCATCATGCCAGAATTTTTTGATTTCCTACAAAAATGCATAGACACACAGCACACCGATTTTGAAATAAACGTGACCACTAACGGAACCAATCTCAGCGAGCGACTCAAATCTTTGGCGAGTCATTTCCAGGATTTCAGTTGGGTGTTCAGCATCGATGGCTATCGGGATCTAAATCACTACATACGACATCCCAGCGACTGGTCCAGCATCATTGACAATTGGCGCTATCATGTCAGCAAAAAAAATGTAGTCACAGTCAACACTACCATAAGCATTTACAATGTAGACAGCTTGCATGTGTTGTTTGAGTTTATCGATCAAGAGTTTCCTAACACCTATGTGAACACTGTGGTGCTTACCAAACCCGGCTATCTAAGTCCGTTGTTGTTTCCGGATCCGGCAGCGGCACTGGAATCTTTGCAGTTGGCACAACAAACTCACTGTTATCAAAATTCCTCAATAACCCAAACCAACATCGATTATCTGATACAACAGTTTCAGAATCACCAGGTAAACCCGCACAAGCTCAAACAGTTTTATCATTTCAACGATCTATTGGATCAACACAGAAACATACGTCTAGCAGATCATGTGCCTGTTTTGGAAACTCACAGACACCGGTATGCATCGTGATCGGAGTTGCATTTTTATGTCAAATCTCTTATAATCCTACTATATGATTCAAATCAACAAACTCACAGTAAAAAACTTCATGAGCGTGGGCAATGCTACGCAAGGCATAGATTTTGATCGACGCGACTTGACCTTGGTCTTGGGTGAAAACTTGGACCTTGGCGGCGATGGTAGCCGCAACGGCACAGGAAAGACCACTATCATCAATGCCTTGAGTTATGCCTTGTATGGACAAGCACTCAGCAACATACGCAAAGACAACCTAGTCAACAAGACCAACAACAAAAACATGTTGGTTTCATTGGACTTCCGTGTGGGCGGAAAAGACTATCGTATAGAAAGAGGTCGCAAGCCCAACTTGTTGAGATTCTATGTCAACAACGAGCAACAAACCATTACCGATGAAGCCCAGGGCGACAGCAGAGAAACACAGGATGCCATTGAGCATACTTTGGGGCTCAGTCACGACATGTTCAAACACATCCTGGCCTTGAATACCTATACTGAACCGTTCTTGAGTCTCAAAGCCAATGATCAAAGAACCATCATTGAACAGCTCTTGGGCATTACCTTGCTCAGTGAACGGGCCGATCGTATCAAAGAACACAATAGACAAACCAAAGAAAACATACAGCAAGAAGAGTTCCGCATACGTGCTGTGCAAGAAGCCAACAAACGCATCGAAGAACAAATCGAAGCCTTGCGGAGGAGACAAACCTTATGGGTGACCAAACATGAAGAAGAGATTGAAAAACTCACGACCGCGCTCGAAGAGCTCAAGAAGATTGACATTGAAGCCGAGATCGCGGCCCACAAGGCGCACAAAGTATGGGATCAGAAGCGCAAAGACCTTAACGACTTGGCTGGACAGATCTCCCGCACGAAGCTTGACAAGGACCGCGAGACAAAAAGCATTGAGAAGCTTGGCAAGGAGATTGCGACACTTGAATCTCACACATGCCACACTTGCGGGCAGGCTTTCCACGACCATAAGCACCAACAGGTCCTGGCAGGTAAGCAGGCTGATCTGGCAACAGCGCGAGAAGCGTGCCAGGAACATACACAGCTCCTTTCAGAACTTGAGACTGCCCACACGTCCTTGGGCTCGCTAGGTAAACCTCCTGTGATGTTCTACGATCGTGAAGAGGATGCCATTGATCATCGTAGCAGTCTGTCGGCTTTGGAAAAACAGTTGGAAAGCAAACAAGCTGAAACCGATCCTTATGGTGAGCAGATCTCCGACATGCAAGGTCAGGCCCTGCAAGTGGTCAGCTATGATGCTCTCAATGAGCTGACCAGATTGCAAGAACATCAAGATTTCTTGCTCAAGTTATTGACCAGCAAAGACAGCTTTGTTCGCAAGAAGATCATTGAACAAAATTTAAGCTATTTGAATCAACGGCTTACTTACTATCTAGATCGCATTGGCCTACCGCACACAGTGGTATTCCAAAACGATTTGACTGTGAGCATCGAAGAACTGGGTCGTGAACTGGACTTTGACAATCTCAGCCGTGGCGAACGCAACAGATTGATCTTGAGCATGAGCTGGGCCTTCCGTGATGTGTTTGAGAGCTTGTATCAACCCATCAATGTGCTATTCATAGATGAAATGATTGATAGTGGACTGGACACACAAGGTGTGGAGAATAGTTTGGCATTGTTGAAACACATGAGTCGCGAACGACACAAGAGCATTTGGTTGGTCAGCCATAGAGACGAGCTGGCCGGACGTGTGGAAAATATCTTGCGAGTGGTCAAAGAAGGCGGTTACACAACTTATAACACGGATGTAGAAATCGCATGAAGTACATGATTACCGGTGGCAACACAGGCCTAGGGTTGGTATTGAGACAATACTTTGGCGCCGACAGTTACAGTCGCGGAAACGGTTATGACATTGTAGATCAGCGAGACGTCATTGCCGATCTCAGCTTGAACTACGATGTGTTTATCAACAATGCCTACGATGGCGAGTTTGGAACAAGCCGAACTGCCTATGGACAGGTGCAGTTGCTCACAGAAGTGGCCATGGTCTGGCAGGCAAATCAAAAGTTGGGTCATATCATCAACATAGGAGGGATAGGCAGTGAAGACACCGGTGCTCCTTTCAACGGATGGGAAAGTTACAATGCCAACAAGGCCGCACTAAAGCATCACAGCCTACAATGGAGCCAGGCTTTTAGGACCGGGCAGGTTAGTTTTAGGACCACATTGATCACGGTGGATCGATTAGACACTCCTGCTGGTCGTGCTCGACCAAGTTGGACCGGCAACGGTGTCAACACCAACGATGTGGCCAAACAAATAGAATTATGCATAAATGCAAACGCAAACACTTGCGTGTCAGAAATTGTCAGCTGGGTGAATCTTGATCATAAACAATAGTCCATGTCATGGCTATTCGAAAGCAAAACAATCGAGACACTACCAGAAGATTGCGTGGGTTTTGTTTATTTGATCACAAATAACCTAACCGGCAGGAAGTATATTGGAAAAAAACTAGCAAAATTTAGCAGAACAACATACAAGACAGTAAAACTCAAGAACGGCAACAAGAAGCGCAAGAAAATACGTGGCAAAATCGAATCAGACTGGCAGACATACTACGGCAGCAACGAACAACTCAACAAAGACGTAGAACGCTTAGGCGCAGGCAACTTCACTCGCGAAATATTATACTACTGTAGGTCCAAGGCTGAATGTAGTTACATAGAAGCTCGCGAACAATTCTCAAGACGTGTATTAGAAAGCGATGACTGGTACAATGGACACATTCAAGTGCGTGTACATGGTAGCCATATTCGCAAATTAAACGACTCTGTTTGATCGAGGCAGCTCGATCCGCAAGGAGGAACGGTGAGATACCCGGTCCGGATAATCTTGTGTGTCAAAGGCAACTGTTAACTTAAGACAGCAAATGGTTTGAGCTCTGTGAAAAAGACACAACTCATGCTCATAGGACTTGGATTCATTATCGGGTCACTAGGGTTCCGTTGATATGTGAAGCTAGAGTAAGGGGTACCGGTCAACCGCCTCTGTGTAGGAAACTACAATCTCTTTATAATGAAGTGACTGCGTCGACTCGGATAATGCAGATCATTGTTCACCGTGCATACGGTGAATTGTGACCACAAGATCTGGATAATACGGAAAGCAAATAGTTCTTGAACGAAGTGAAAAGAACAGATCTCGTTAGAGATCTTGAACAATCAGAACTGATCAGGCCAATCCCTAAACAAGGCATGTTGAATGTCTCCAGCAACAAACTGATTGAAACTTTTGTGTTTGGTTTCTAGTTCGCCTTCTAAAG